TATACTGGATACTGAATCAGGAGAATTTCGACTCCGATTTTAACTCCGTCGAAAGTCTCCCATTTTAAGAGCTTGTTTAGTACAATCTCTACATGAATGCCCACATTAACTTAAATGACCGCCAGAAAGCCTTTGTTGATGAATACCTTAGTAACGGTAACAACGCTACCCAAGCCTACAAGGATGCCGGATACAAATATAAGTCTGAAAACGTTGCTGGGGTCTCAGCATACAAGCTGCTTAAAACCCCTAAGATAGTTGAAGAAATATCACGCCGGAAAGCCGGAGATCTGGCGAGACAGGCACAACGAGCTGAACGCATCCACGTCGATGAAACTTGGCTAATCAACCAGTATCTGGACACAATCACTGGGGCTAAGGGGGATGGACAGTGGTCTACGGTAAAGGGCTGTATCGATTCGATAGGCAAGCTTACAGGGCATATGGTGGATCGTCGTGAACTCAAGGTTGGTGGACAGGTTGACCACCAGTTAAGCGAGATGGATACAGATGAGCTGCTGGAAGCACTGGAAACCGTCCGGCAACCAGCTCTGGAAGCTGAGTACCGAACACTGGATCCGGAATCGTGATCTAGATTCCGTTGTCAGGCGCAGGTTACTATATTCAGTTGTCGCTCGCAGGTTACTAATTTTTTTTTGCTTCAGTTGCCTTCCGTTGTCGCCCTCTGGAGCTGGATTCAGCCGTCATTCAGGTTGCGTCTTGTTGGACTTGGTTTCAGGTCTTGACAGGATTCGCAGGGGGCATATGCCAGGGCGATTTCTGGGGGTAGGGTAAAGGCACATGTTCAGTGTCTTTATTTCGTGTTCTAGATCTTGTTGCAGTGTTATTTATCCGGACACGTTGTAGCGTTGCAAATAGAGCATCCTAGACACCTTTTTTAAGGCATAAAAAAACCCCTCCAGCCTTTACACTGGAGGGGTATTGCTGAACTCCTTATAGGATGCCAGCTTTTACACTGGCATCCTGATTGATTGATTATTCTTTTTCGCAAAACCTACAGCCAGTCACATGACCAAGGCCGTGATTTTCGTGATTTTCCCAGTCAGCATAGAATCTCTCTAACCTTGCACCAAATTCCATCATTTCGACCAACCAAGCCTGACCATCGCTTTTAGGCACTATCGCCTTGATTTGGTGTACTGCGTTGGCAAACATGGAAGGCCAATTTGGCGATACGTCTATGACTTCATAATCTACGCCTTCAATTTCGTTGTCTGTGTTTCCTGTCTTAAAAGTTTTCATTGTTCTATTACTCCTAATTGATTAATTTGGTCTGGGGACAATTCCCCAGACCTATCCGGTCCTAGTGTTTGTGGTATGTCACCTCCTTAACTGTTCTATCCCAGCACGCTCGGCAATTGATACCGCCTTCGCTCCTACCGTCGCACTTATTCCCTTGATCCTGAGCTGGACATAGCCATGATTTTGCTGGTTTTTGATATATGGGGAATAGCTCGTATTCTTGACTATCTACGCTGTAGACGGAACTACTGGTTAACTGTGCTGGTACTACTGGGATTGATTGATTGACCATGTGCGCCGACAGTCTGATATTGAGATTAGCCGGAATGTCGCCGACTATTTCGATGTATTCATTCACAACCTTATATTCCCTAGTTGGTAACCAGTGGAACACGTCCGGCGTGTTGAAGGCCACATGACAGATCTTGATTAAATGGTTTAGATCCTGAATGTCACCTGATGAATGCCACCTGAAGTAAACATGTGAATGTTTGTGATAGTGGTTAATCAGGAAAGCCATAGCATCCGACCAATCGTCATTTTGCAAGCTTTCAAGTCTTGCGTACTGTGCTGGATTAATAGTTTTGGCATATCGTGCAAATAGTCCCTTCAATGCGTAGCAGCCATGACAGACGCTACCTTCCACATTCACAAGCTCAGAGCCAACGTTGCACTCATGAGCCGGCAAATTGTAGGTATACTCAGGCATTTTGGACACCTGAGTAAGTCCGCCTCCAGTAACACTATTAGCCTGTTTAATCGTGTATCTCATTGCTTATCTCCTTACCTATAGTAGGCATGTTATTTGGTCCGGAAAATTACCGGACACAATAGTTCTAATTGTAGAGCTGAAATATGTCAATAGATATGTAGCCTAATATCTGGCAATCTGGCACGTTGCAGGGAACCTAAAAGATGACGCATGGGAGGGCGAATCGAGGCCGGGGTGCGGTTGTCATTTTATCCATCTGAACCTCCCGACCAATTTTTTCAGTATTTTTTGTCAGGGAACCTGATAGTCCTGTTACTCTTTATATACCCTCTCTTTAGAGAGAGGGGTATATAGAGTTCATGAAAAATTGAAAATGTGTTATTTTAGAAAAGGGTGCAGGGAATTAAAAGAACAACTTCCATTTGTCTTCTTAGTACTTTAGTCCTTGGTACTTTCGAACAGCATGTCTCTGTACCCTATTAAAGGAGATTTATATGCCTAAAGGGATTGGATACGGAAAGAAAAAGAGAATAAGAAAGCCCAAGAAGTGACAGTAACTACTGGTCATGTTCAGGAAGTTGAGAGGAGATTACAGAGGGAGTTTGCACGTAGGAACTTCATATCTCCTGATGGGGAGCAGCCTGATTTTCTGGATCATGTAAAGATTTTAGAAAGAACGCAGTTGCACTCTGGTGTAGCAGGTGGAGCTGTGCCTTTCCAGAAGTGGGATTACATAGTTAATCTGGCAAAGGCTGTTTCTGAGAATCGTCTTGTAACGGTATTAAAGGCAAGGCAGTTGGGGTTTTCATGGACCACGGCTGCGTATGCAGCGTGGTTGCTGACATTTTATCCCGGTACGAATGTGTTGATGATCAGTAAGGGTCAGACGGAGGCATTTTCGTTACTGGACAAGGTTCGGTTCATACTGAAGAATTTACCTGTTGACTGGCAAGCAGGGTTATCTCCTGATTCTAGGGGGGAGATAGGTATACCCAGCAGGGACAGTAAGGTGGTTGCGTTGCCATCTACAGAGGATGCAGGGAGATCTGAGACTGCGTCTGTGGTGATA